GAAAGCGCCGTCACCATCGCCAGCGCGAACAAACGCTTCCGCATTCTTCTTCGATACCGAAGGATTCTTTTTCTGATAGTCCGCCACACGGCGCTCAAAGTCTTGCTTTGAAACATACTTACGCCCGATTTCTGGACCCTTAGGCTGATCGGCGGCACTTCGGAAACGAGGAGTACCACGCCCTCTCGCAAGTAAAGCGTTCCGTACCTTTTCGCGCGCCTTCCCCGTCAACGTGCGCGGTACATAGTTATCGACCTGACCCAAGAAACCGCCAGCACGACCACTAGAAGTGTTGGCGAGACTTCTCAACTCGTCCATCATCCCCCGACCAGCATCAAGCAAGCCCGGAGCAACAGCCTCAATTTCTCTTATCGCGTCTGGGTTCCCACCCAAAGCGCTATAAACAGTTTGCCTAGAAACCGCGTCGTTATCTACAGCGACGGCATCAACCTCATCGATGTAAGCGCGTGCGCGAGCAGACATCTGAACCTTCAGATTTCGGCCCACGTTCTTTCCACGGGACATAGCGTGGATGACACGTTTCCCCTGCTGGATCAGAACGCCGTCATTAGATTCTCTGATGACGGCTTTCAAGTCAGCCAACTTGCCCGACATCTTGCCCTCTTTACCGAAAGGCTTGCCAGCCAAACGGAACAAACCACCACGCTTGAGAGCCTTTGGAACAGTCTTGGCTCCGGCAGCCTGCGCTGCTTGAGCCAAGATGCCGTTGCGAATACCCTGCGGAATACCCGTAACCATCTTGCCAAGAATCGGTGCTTCAGAACTAAGCAGTTTCAAACCTACTGCGTTATCAAGCCCCTTCCCAAAAACCTTCCGGCTGAGATCATCGATCTTGCCAGCGACACCAAGTTTGCGCCCAATCGGGCCGGTCAACGGCACCTTCAAACCGAAACCCAACTTCATTTTCGCTGCGTCTTCAGGCGACATCCAACCCACATTGCGTCGCGCCATTGGCTCAAACTTGCCGTTAACCCACTTGTTGCCGCTCACTTCTGAACGACCACCAGACTTCAAGAACTTTTCAATCGTGGTTTCGACAGTCTCGTCCAACCCAGACTCAGCCACCTGCTCGCGGATACCACGGCCAGCCGAATCAAGGAACTCGTCTGCGCCGTGACGCATATTTCTGTCCAAACCACTGTCGGCCATCATCTTCGCGGCAAAGCGAAGATCATCCCCAGCGACAGAAGTAGCCCCCTTCTGCTGTGCCCTCCCGATCAAACCCCCCAACCGTTCCAGATCATTTACCTCTGTGTTAGAAAGAATAATCTTCTGCGCAGGGACACCCTCGCCAGTCCGAAGAGTCAACTCCCAGCCCTTATCTCCAAGGTCCACCAAAGCGTTCTTGGTGGTGCCCTTCTTCCCTCCGGCGGCAGCGCCCTGTGCGAGATCATCAGCCAAAGCGTGCCAGTCGCCCTGCTTCATGTTCTTCCCAATAGTGGTCATGGCGTCCCCGCCAAGATCACGCAACCTGCTCATCACAGTCTTACGGGCCACCTCACGAGTGATGTTCCCCGCAGCCTTCGTGGTGAGTTTCGCCCCAAACCCGATCCCCTTACCGACCAGCCCTAGATAGGAAAGCGGATCAAGAAGAACATCGCCAGTGAACCCGATAGCAGCAGCAGCAAACTTCTGCCACCCGCTATCACGATCCTGCAACAAATCGTAGTCATGCAGCAACCGACCATACGTATAGTTGTCGTTGTATTGCTGTTTGAAGTCGCTCCAACTGGCATCTTCGCCAGTGAATACGTCAATCGTTTCCTTCAAAGCAGACGTAGTGAAGGCCAAAGGCTTCTGAATAGTGTCCAGAAAGCCGCCTACAGGCCCGGAAGTCAGAGCCTTCATATACCACGGGGCTGTATTAGCGATGTGAGACTGTTCGGCCCAACGCTGCGTTGTCTGGGAAAGAGGACGCCCCACCACACCGGGCGTTACACGCCCCAACGCGGACTGGTCTACATTCAGGATGTTCGCTAGTCGCTCACGCGGACTAGGAATACCCGCCGGTTGGATTGGCGCTACCGGCGCCTTAGGTGCAGAAGCAACCTGTGGCCGTTTGATCTTCGGCTTGGGAAGACCAGCCGTGCTTTCTACGCCAGCGAGGGCGTCGTAGGCGACGCGCCGGGATTCGGGGTTAGTGGTAACCACAAGTTAGTAGCCCCCCGGCCCGATTTTTGAGTAATCGACGTTCGGCCCAAACCCCGGAGTTTCCGGTCGCATCGACGCACCAGCAGGGGCAGCCAAGTCGCCGCGTTTCGGTAGCGGCTGACCCTTACGGACACCGGTCCCACGGGCACCGGCACCTCCCGCTGCCTCGCGGGCCGTTATCCGATTCGCTGCCTGCACCGTCGCGTTTGCAGCATCAATTTCTGCGGCAAACAGATTGATCTTCTCAATATCGCTCGCGTCCATTGCCTGATTGCCCATCGCATCCACTGCGGAAAGCGAAGCCAGATACTCTTCTCGTTGTTTCTCGGGCATCCCAACCATGTGTTCGGCATGGAGAATATGGTCGCTGTTCGCCTCCCCGTACTTACCAACCATGTTCGCGTAAGAACCCGGCTGCCAACGGGCACCCTGCGTGTCCTCGGCAGCCACCTTGTCCTTGTACATCTGGGTCTTTGCCGACTCCGGCAGCGCATCCCACATGGCTGCGCCTTCAGCCCCACCAATACCCAAGAACATTTCAGCAGCAGAAGCAGAACCCTGCGTAATCGCTGCTGCGGCAGCAGCCTCCGCACTTTCCTGCTTGAACCGCACCTTGTCTTCATGCGTGTGCGCTTCACGGATCTGTTGCTGCGAACGATCAAATGCCTTTGTGGCTGCGTCCTTCTGGGCCTTCCGGTCCAAACCACGCTGACGAGAAGACTCAGCCGATTCACTAACCCGCATCGCCCGATCCAAAGCCGACTCGCCCTCGCGCCAATCACGCTCATCTTTCGCCGCTGCTTTTGAACGGGCATATGCCATCGTGGCAGCCTCTTCGCGCCAGTCACGCTCAGCGGTAGCCTGATCGCCCTGCCAAGTCTGGCCTGCCTCACGCTCCGCCGTGCCATACCGTTGAGCCGATTCACGCTCATCGGTACGCCAATCCTGACCCTCTATGCGTTCGCCACGACCATAATCCATCCCCTGTTGGCGCTCTGTCTCACGGGTCAAGAAGTCCTCACGGCGACCCACATCGCCAAGCAACGCATTTACCATGTCCTCATCACGGCGCGTGTTGAACGCCTCCTGACGCATCGACTCGTCCATCAAACGCTGAGTCTGTTCCTGATCTAGTCCTTGGAACATGCGGAAAGCCTCATCGCCCAAAGCCAACTCTGCTTCAGCCGCCAACTGGGCTGGCGCTGCGCCACGCTCAGCGGCAGCCATGTTCGCCACCTGAGCCAGACGCGACATCGCATCCTGCGACGACGCGGCCTGTGAACCACCCAAACCACCAAGCAACTGGGCAACCTGCTCAAACTCGTCAGTGACCTGCGGCCCCAACGCCTCCCGTGCGGCAGTCAAACGATCCTCAATACCACCAGTAAGGCCACTAGCGCGGCCAGCGATAGCGTCGATCATTGCCTGCTGTTGAGCCAACCGATCAGTTTCAAGGGCACCAATGTCGGTACCCAACTGGGTTTCAATGTCACCGATCTGGCCCATGCGGAGCGCTTCAGCATCCGTCAAACCAGTTCGACGCTCAGAGATCAGATCCTTGATGTCTTGGCTGTAATCCTTTGTGGTGCGTTCTCCCATCAGATCACGGATCTGTTGTGCCAGATCCTCAGGACGACGGTAGGGAGTATCTACGCCACCTAGATTTATGGCAGACGCATACGGGTCAACGGCGACAGGAGGGGCGCCTACAGGCGGAGGGGTTTGTGTAACGGTTGGTTGTGTAACGGCGGGTGTCGTAACGGCTGGTTGTGTGACAGCCGGAGTTGTAACAGCCGGAGTCGTATCGGCTGGTTGTGTAACAGCCGGTGTCGTATCAGTTCCAAAGTCCGGTATGCCCGGAGCGCCCGGAGTTGTGTCAACAACGGCAGGAGCCGGTGTATCAGCCCCACCCAAGAATCTCTTTGCGTCATCAGTCGCCAACCATTCCCGCAACTGACCCATCTTCATGGCTTCCACGCCTTCTGGCGTGGTAGGCATTTGCTGGTTCGGCCCCCACATGGACGGTGCCCGCCCCTGTGCAGCAGCCCTTGTAGCAGCCGTCCTTTGGCCGGGGTCCATCTGAGAACTCTTCGCAGCGGACTCTACTAACGCTTGCGTTTGTGCGCGTCGCGTATCAGCCTGTGTAGCGGCGGCACGCTGACCGGGGTCCATCCTCCCACCCCTATTTGGAATGTTCGTAGCAGCAGGCTGACCCGGACGTTGACCGCCATGAGTACCCAAGAACGCGGACGTTCCCTGATGGCCGTAACGGCCTCCCCGGCTAGGATCAGTATGTTTCGCTGCCACATTCGCAACAGCATCATTGATTTTCTTTGATGCCGCTGACTCAATCTCCCCGCGAGGACGCTGAGCAGGCTTTGGCTTAGACCTATTACCCCACGGAGGCATTACGGCACTATCCCCTGCAACGTCTGAGCCACCGCAAACCTGCGCATAGCATTAGCGATCTGGTCATCAACCAGCCCGCCATAAAGATTCTCTTCCAACAGATTACGTTGCTTATCTAGTTGGCGTCGCGCCGCTTCCGCCGAAGCCTGAACCCCGTAACGGCCCATCTCAGCCTCACCGGCAGCAATCTCCTTGCCCCGGCGGAACTGGCCCGAATCCAACATACCACGCCTATTGAAAGCACCCGGCAACGCACGCGCCGCCTTCTTCACCTGCTGGTTAGTACGGAACATATTCGTCGCCTGCTCGCGGCCCAGCCGCTCAGACGCCCGCTGGATGTCATCAAGACCATAGCCGTACTCTTGAGTACGACGCCCCATCGACCCCCGGCGTTCCGAATAACCGGAGTACGCCATTATCCCCAAACACCTACCGTGTTAGAAACCAAAACTTTCTTGGTCGCGGTCCCATCCGTGTCGTACATAATAAGGTAATCGGTAGTTGCGATAGTAGCCCCAAGGGCCGTCAGGTTGTTCGCGTCCACAGAAAGGGCAATAGCGCCACTCGTCCCACCCCCGGACAAACCGCCGTTTGAAGGCGTCGTCACAGCAGTTATGTCCCCGGTAGTGACTTGATCTATTCTTTGAGTAATCCTTGTTGCCATACTCTTTCCTAACCGAAGTAGGTGACATGGATCGTGCTGTCAGAAGAAACGCGAATAAACTTTACGTCCGTCAAATCGTCCAAATACAAGTCCAAAACACTGTACGGATTGATGTAATGGCCGACACTCGCTGTAGGCGTCCCCCAACGAACCCGAATAGGTTCGGCCCCGTTGGTGACCATCGCTGCTATCGCCGTGGCAGGAACCGATGCCAAAGCCACAGCCGTACTTGAAACGGCAAGCGCCTCATCTCCGACACTGGCCCCGTATTCTGACGCTGACCTGCGAACACCCATAACTGCTCCTAACCGCCGAGCGCGGTTACTCGCGCCTCTAGATCGTCCAACTTCTCTTGTATCTTGCGAAGTTCGTATTCAATAGAACGGGCATTCTGTCCCAACATCTTACGTGTTGGCTTGTATTCAACCGTTGGCATGGCTACTCCGGCGGTGTGGGCCACACCACCTCAGACACACGCGAATACGTCTGTGGCAGATCCCTCAACGACTGGCGGTACGTTGCCCACTCCTCGGCGGTGTGGTCGCCCAATGCGGCGTCACCGATCTGTGTCCAGTCTGAGGCACGCAACAGGCTGTCACGCCGACCCCTGACCATGTTCATGTCCAGATCGGCAGCCTCAGCCTGAGCATCCAACTCGGCTTCTTCCTCTGGCGTCAGGTCGTAGTAGACCCCGTTGACTACTTTCTGTCTTGGCATTTCTGACTCCTATGCTGCGTTGATTCCATAGACGGTGTAACTGCTGTATTCGTCGAAATCTACGGTGCCGTTGGTATCGACGCTGAAACTGGTGACCGCTGAAGTGTTCGACCACAACCCTCCCGTGATTACCGTCCGCCAGTGGCTATCCGTGGTAGTTGCGTTTTCGGCATGGGAGCGGAAGATGATCGACTTGTAGTTACTGGTATTGGCGTAGTGAGGTATCCAGACCACCGTCGATCCAAAAGTGCTAGCGGTTGAGTTCCCCCCAGAGAATGGGGGGTATCCGGTGGATGTGCCGCCGACGATTCTGTAGTACGACACGCTGGACGAAGATGTCTGAATGTCGGACATCGAATAGTTGGCACCCGTGTCACCGCCGAACTGCCACATCATCCCCGTGTAGTTGTTGGTGCTGGACCGTGCCGACATGACGATACAGAGGTGGTCGTAAGCGGTTGAGAAGGTGCCACTCGTCCAAGTAGCCGCCGCCGATGTCAGTTCATCATGCTCAATAACATTCCAGACAGCCATTATGAGTTATTCAATCCGTAGAGGGAGAATGTGGAACCTCGCCGTAGCACAGTCGCAGCGTCGGCGCCGCCGTAGAAGCCGACCACAATCTTGATGGACGTAACCGCCCCCACGGTGGACCACATCGCGCTAAACACAGTTTCGGTGCCGGAGCCAGCATCATTGGTCGCATTACCGACGCCTGAAACCGTCGTGTTCTTGTTGGCGTGGCGGTAGTCCAGAATGTCAATGACCGAAGTCCCCCAAGTGGAATCAGTCACCGACGTAATCGAAGTGGAGCCATTGGCCGTAGCATCATAGACCACCGCTCCCGTCTTCCCCGTGGTGGCATACCCAGTCGCCGTTCCGCCTCCGCTGTACCAGCCATGATCTGAGTAGTTGGTGCCCGTATCGCTGTTGAAAACAAGTCCGAAACTATCGGTTCGGCTACCCGCACGATCTGTTTTGACCGTTGAGCGGAGTTGCAAATGCTGATAGGTGGTGGGGAGGGTCGCAAACGTCACCGACGCCACGTCGGCCTCCAAAATCACTGTTTCGATTGCTTCGATAACGGCCATTACGGGGCCACCATTCTGGGGAGAACACCGAACAGAGAGAACACGCAGCCCGCCACAAAGTTGGACCCAGCAAAGAAAGTAAGATCAATCCGTGAGATGGGGTCTTGCTTCCCGAACGTCGATGTGTAGTTCATCACCCTGCTCTCGTCAGCGTCGGTGGTGTCCATGTTGGTAGCCGACGTACAGACCAGAGACTTGTATTTGCCGCTGTTGATGTCGAACAGGTGCGTGACCGAGGCACCAAAAATCTCACTATCAGCACCCGTGATAACTGAACCGTTCTTCGCTATGAGATTGTAGGCGCTGTCAACACCACCAGCCAGAGTAAGCGAATCGCCGTCGCTTTCTATGCTAGAGATTCGCCACAGGGCACTCGTATCGTTGTTGACATACAACTTCAGGTACGAGTTACCTACCGCATCGGTGCGGGCGTAGCAGACCAGCACCATGTCAAGGTACTGGCTGAAGTCGCCCGTTTGGCCGTCATTGGTTGAGGTGAATGTGACCAACGCAGCGGGCAACGACAGGGATGCGTGGGCAATACCCACCCACGCCTCGCCGTCGGTGAGAACCCCGTCAGAGTCGATGTAAGAGGGGTCAGCCATCAGGTAAGTCCCGTGTCGTATCTGATA